TTGTGCCGTCCTAGAGGCCGCTGGTGTCCCTGTGGAGGACGATCTAATGTCCCCTAGTACACGGGTATTCTCCTTTCCTATCGCGTCTCCTGAGGGCGCTGTGACAGCCTCAGACATGGGTGCTATGGAGCAGTTGGATCTCTGGGAGATATATCAGGACTACTGGTGTGAGCATAAGCCGTCGATGACCTGCTACTACCGTGATGATGAGTTTCTAGAGGTAGGACAGTGGCTGTACAACAAGTTTGATAAGGTGTCAGGGATTAGCTTCCTGCCCTACTCAGACCACACGTACCAGCAGGCTCCTTATGAACCTGTGGACAAAAAGACGTACAACCAGCTTGCTAAGGACTTTCCTAAGGAAATATCGTGGGATATTGAAGAGGCCAGCGATATGACTGAAGGATCACAACAACTGGCCTGTACAGGGAATAACTGCGAGTTATGACATAAAGAAGATAGAGTAACCTTCCCTTTTGCCTACGTCCTCTGGTTTCTTTTTGGGATCATGGGACGTAGGTATTCCTTCAGCCTGCATTTTCTTAATACGAGCCTTTGACTTCTGGCACATGCTGTGGTAGTCGATAGAGGTGTACTCTACTGTGTGCTTATCGTCGTTCTTTTTCATTTTCTCTATCTCCTGCTATAGCGGATGTTAGTCAATGTGTCCTTGAGATTGTACGAACTCCTCTTGACGAACGAGGTTTGCGTCTCTAATGGCGTTTCTCAGTGCAGACTGCTCCTCATCTGTCATGGTGTCTATAATGTCAGAGAGGATTCTCTGTCCTGCGGCAATCATTAGGTCTGAAGTCTTGAACTTAGTGTTCTGGAACTCAATTAGCCTCTTGACCGTCTGGGGATTTAGTGACGCCTTAGCAAGAACCATAGGAGTACCTAGGATTGCTAAACCACCCAACATACTTCCTGTGGCTCCTGCCCCTATAACTTGAGCACCAGTCACCAGTTCGCTAGCTGCTTTGTATTCCTTTGATCGGAACGCCAACTCACCTAAGTTGCTTCCCGGCTTAACAGAGGCTTCAGCCATGAGGTTTATAAGCTGTTTGACCTGTGGGTACTGGTCCCCTAGAATTGCCTTGTACTTAGCCGCCGTAGTCGGGTCAGCTAATTGCTTTATAAGGCTGCTATAGGTGGATATGTCAAACTGAGGCGTACCCAACAGCGGGAACGTCTTCTCTAGAAACGCCTTTTTAATCAGTGCGTCTGCTTCTTCAAAGGAAATAAACTTTCCTGCGCTTTCTGATGCGCCTATTTCCTTAAACGAGGCCTTCAGGCTGTTCTTAAAAGCCACCACCTGATCTATGTTACCACCTTTAGCCAGAAGATTACCTAGCGCAAGGTAGTTTCCTTTGTCTGCTTGAGCAACAAAGTTACTGTTGATCTTAGGCAACAGGCCGTTTATACCCGCCTTATAAGCATCCTTCATCTGCTTGTACTTCTGGGCAGCGGCAGGATCTACTTTCTTAAGCGCGTTGTACGTAGCCTCTCGTAGCTCTTCAGCTAGTTGAGTTAACTCCCTGTGTGCGTTTGCGTTGTGGTTAGTAGAGCCAACAGGAGCGCCAAAAGACGCATCTATCTGCCTCGTAATTTGCTTGTCTAGAGCAACGAGTCCCTTTAGGTTTGTTTTTGTAGCTACGTTATCACCTATAAGCGTTCCTAGGTTTTTATAGATAAAGTCTACTGTTGCTGGGTCGAGGTCAATAATCTCTCCGGGGTGCGTGTTACGAGCAATAAAGTTGTTAGCTACGAATATGTGCTTACCAACAGGTATGTCTACTTTAGCGCCCACCTGTGCCGCTAGCTCGTCCATAGACCTACCGTAGTTTTCGTATAGCGCTCTCCTGCCCTGATCTATGACACCCATTAACTCTTGGGCAATTTCATTTGCAGAGCCGCTAGAGTTTACGCTAAGTTTGTTTACAACCTCAGACAGCGACTCAGACACAATTTCGTTTACCTTGGCGGCGTTGACCTCGTACTGCCTAGAGGACAAGATACCTAGCCTGCCAATTCTTTCCTGTAATAACGCAAGGCCTTCGGCCCCTACTTGAGAAGGAGTCAGGGTAGCCCCTCCCTCCTCTAGTATTTGCTGAGACGCCTTTAGAGACGTAATGGTTCCTGCTTCGGCCCCTAACTCTTGCACGAGTTGTTCTGCGGCCTCTTTCGGAGTAAACCCTAGTTTTTTCTTAGCCGCAATCCAAGCAGGTTTTATGGCCTTGCCCATGCCTAGAGTCACTGCGTCAAAACCCATAGACATAGCGGCCTCTTCTAGAGCCGTAGCGTACTCTCTGTCTTCTCCTGTAAGATCATCAGACACAAGGGACCCAACAAAAGTACCCAAGGCTCCAAAGACAGTACCGCCAACAAACATCCCCGGAGGACCAAAAGGTGCTCCTAAGGCAGTGCCTACGACTCCTGCGCCCATCCCTAGGGGTACGTCCATGTTCTTGTCTAACCAAGAAGGCTCTGGAGCCGGGGCTTCTACAGGAGCAGGTACAGGAGCAAAGTCTTCCGCAGTAGCGTACCCAGCAGAAATAGCTAAGTCCTTTAGCTCCTCTTGGGTGGTATCTGCAGGCACTTCCTGTATGACAGTACCGTTAGGCAGAGTTACTTCAATAAGTTCCATGTTTACGCTCCTTTAGCGCGAGAGGTCAGAAAAATTAACTCTTTTAACTGGCTCCCCTAGAGGAGCATCAAAGCTCTCTCTGTTCTGTAGGTACTCTTCAAAGGTGTCGCTGTTTGCTCTTGTTTTAGAGTCCCTTAGTGTTCTTTTGGCAGTATCTAGCATTAGCATAAGAATACCTTTGTTCGCTCCGTTACTTCTTTCGAGGTCTTGGTACAAAGACTCCAAGTAATTTCTCTCTCCTTCAGAAATAGCACCCTCAAACGCATTTAGGCCTGCCAAGACCTGTTGACCTGCCAGTAGGTTAAACTCAGCTTCGCTTTGAGGTTCTACACCTAAGAACCTATACGCGGCCCTTACTGCGGCTGTAGACCAACCTCCGGTCCTGATAGTTTCAAGAATCTCTAAACTTTGTTCAGCATCGCTTATTGACTTTTCAATCTGTGGAAGAGAATTTACGGCCTCTATTCGCAACTTAGCAAACTCTTGCGCTTCTGTTTCGCCGCCAGCAGTGTCTACGTCTCTACTTGCTTTTTCTTCAGCAGACTCCTTAAACGCACCACCTACAGGAGTAAGTTTACCAGAAGGGGTGGCTGGAGCGCCCGGACTTACGGGGGTCCATTGCTTTCGTTCGCCAGCGTCTGTCCTAACGATGCCTAGTTCGTAGTAATTGCCTTTTTCGTCTTTGTACGTTCCCGCGCCTCTACTACTGCTTACCTTTCCTGTCCCCTCGCGTCTTTCCCTAGCCTCTAAAGCTATTTCCATTGCTTCTTCACGAGACACATCAAAGGCTTCAGCCATTCCTAAATAACCACTTTGTTGTTTTTGATCAAACACGTTAAATTTAGGGTTATTAGCCAAGGCCATTAATTCGCCTTTGCCTCTTCCTGTTACTTTTCCGGTAGCCGCCTTAGCCGAATCAAAGAACAACTTAGCCATCTCGTCGTTGCCTTCTGAGGCGTACTTCTGGCCCAGAGAGTTTAGCTGTGCGGGGTTGTTTGCGTTTTGCTGAAGCAACCGCTGTACTTCTTGAGCAGTCTCTTGCTGTCTCTGACGTTCTGCTCTACCCTGAAGCATCCCGCCCAGCCCCTGACCTAAGCCAGCGACAGGAGCGCCTATTCGTTGTCCAACGTTGGCCCCGGTTTGTGCAAGCATACTTGCGATTCCAGACATAGACATTATGTTTTCTCCTTAAGGTAACCACCAAGGCTTATCTTTTGCACCTCCGGTCAGAAGGCCTCCAATACCGCTCAACAGCCCACCGTAGACGTTTCCGTACAGACCAGCATAGCCTGCCTGCTGTCCTAGCAGACCCTGAATGTTAGCTAACTGTGTTTCAAGGTCAAACTCACCTTGTTGTCTACGGGCTACGTCAGCCAAACTAGCTACGTTGAGCGCAGGACTCATCGCAGTCAGAAGTGCCGCCTGTGGTGCGTAGCTTTGTTGCAAGAACTGACCACCCAAGGCCGCTTGTTGTGCCTGCTCTGTTTGTGCCTGTTGCATCGCACCCAGCATTGCTTGGTTTCTGGCTTCAGCCTGTGCTTTTTCCATAGCAAGCGCTTCAGGAGTGCCACCGAACATATTGGTGCGTACACCTAGGCGTCCTTGTTGCGCTAGGCGCTCTTCCAAGGCAAGCCTCTGTCGTTCTTCCTCAGGAGCCTGAGTAGCCCTAATGCGCTGATAAATGTCCTGTTCACGTTGTGCCGTAGGAGTCATCGCTTGACCGTAGAAGTCCCCAGCGCCTCCAAACAACTGCTGTTGCATTGCTAGTTGTTCTGGAGACAGACTAATATCAGTCCCTTCTGGACCGCCCGTTACGCCTCCGACACTAGAAGTAACAGTAAAAGGCTGAAACGTAATGTCGGGTGATGTTGCTTGTGGCAACGGTGTTGTAAACATTTGCGTAAGTTCATCTGGAATAAGCCCAGAAGTGATGTCGCCTAAAAGATCGCTTACCAAACTCATTAGTACGTACCTCCGTCAATCGTTCCTGTTGACAGAGTTCCCGTAAAGTTTAGAGCGGGGATTGTCACAGTTCCTGTAAAGGTAGGAGAAGCTAAGTCAGCCTTCGTTGCACTGGCTGTAGCTATTGCATTAAACTCAGTGTCAAACTCACTACCACGAATAATTTTATTAGTGTCGCCAGAGGGCAAACTGTCCTTGGCGGTAAAGTTTGTTGTCTTTGTATAATTACTCATACCGTTTTACCCATTAGTGCTAATACGTTAATTTCTTGAAGGGACAAAGCATCGCCGTCAATTTCGGCCTCCAAGCCTATTGTAATAATGCTACCGTTGCCTGTAGTATTAACAGGGTTTCTGGTAGTCAGTTCTCCACCTGTATACTCATCAATGTTAAATTGAGCAACGCCAAAGTAGGCTGGTGATTGATTACCGATAGTAAACTCATACGTGCTGTACGTAGTATCAAAATCGTAGGCCCACTTCATAAAACAAGAAGCACCTGCCGCACCAACAATCGTAGGTCTTACTTTCTTCAACAGTTTAATCTTTGAAGGATCACCAAACGTCAAGCCGGGGCTGTAGTACCTAAAACGATACGATGAAGTATTATCTAGGTAGCCAGAGTAGGTTCCGATGCCGTCTGCTGTACCTATGTACACAGTACCGTCTGTTTTTACCTCAAAAGACTTGTGTGGAACAGACACCCACCGTGTTGCCTTATAGGTGTTGTTCTCTAGCTTAGACTTTAGATCAAAACAGTAAATCGTGGACTGACCCGGAAACGCAATAAGATAAAAAGAGTTCTCGGGGCTGTACACAGAGGCAGTTGGACCGCTCCTGTTGTTAATCAAATTAATAATGTCTGACTTTACATTCAAACTTAGGTCAGACAGAGGCAAAGATTTTTCTTGTATCGTTCGTCCCAAACTGCGTAAACCAGAAGGAGACATAAACAACACATCTGTACCAATGTGCTGTACAGAGTTTCTACAGATGCACCCAACGCCAGCTACAGTGTCTACCAGTGCCATGTTAGCAGGACTATCAGCCCCGCCGTACACCAACAGGCTGTGCTTGCCAAAAACAATCAGGGCGTTGTTGTGTGCTGCCAAAGCCCTAACCTCATCGTATCCATCGGGCCAAGCCTTAGATACATCTATAGAACCACTGGAACCGCCAGTGAAATCACCACCGTTCAGAAGGTCTGACCAGTAGATAGTCTGTGTGTCCGTTGCGTTGTCCACAACCCAGAGGCGTCCGTAAGCGCCGATAGCTTCGTGGCACTTCAGAGTTGCCGCAGTAGCACCGCCGTTAGCTACAGTAAATGTACGTAGTCCTGTAGCGTTGTCGTACACCAGAGGATCGTACCCACGCTGAAAGAAGTACGCCTTGTCGTTGAAGTTTATAATCTTCCAGTTGTTAGCTGTAATCGTGTATGATCCGGGCGTAACGTCAGTCAGGGTAGTAGTCCCTGTCATAATCTTGTTGTTGCCTGCACTAAAAACTACTTCGTTACCTGCGTCATCGTAAAAGTAGTGGATCTTGTGAATGTGGTCACTACCTAAGGCGGTCTTGTTAGTTGTAATTATAGAAACGCCTTTACGGGCGGCAATACGTCCCCGCTTGTCAATAACAGCGTTGTCAGCAATATCAGCAAAAGACGGATCTTGCGCGATAGGGGAGTCTTCAGAGTTAAGACCCTTAAACGCAGGAGCGACTAGATTAATACTTTGTAGTTGCTGTGCCATGCACTAGTCTCCTTAAGGAGTGTACCAGATAACTTCTTCGGGGTGCTTCTGTGCGTCCAGAGCAATCGCATCAGACAAGTACTTATCAGCAATACCAAAGTACTCAGCCGCTGAAGTACCGCCTGTCTCTCCACGCTCACGCGCCAGCAGAGCTACTGCCATGTGAATTACAGGCTGACTAGGAATAACCAAATCATCTGTGTTAGCACTCAAATCATCGTTACGTTGTATGCAGTTAAACCGTAGGGTATAAGCAGCATCTGGCTTAGGATAAATGTCAATCTGCGTATCACCATCAGAGTTTACGCCGTTAAACGTGTAGTACTGAGGCTCACCAGAAAGAGGAGTATTAATTAAGTACTGCTCGTCAAACCATTTCTGTGGCTGATACTGCATTGTTAAATTAGATGAGTCATTAATCGCGTGTAGTACTTTAATTTTGTTCTGTGAACCTGTAAGAACATAGTTAAAAACATTAGCACTCGTGGTCACAGTCAGCGTAGTCCTAAGCGCAGACCAATCCCACGCAGACTCTACCATTTGTTTAGCGTCATTAACAAAGTCACCTACCATTTTGCTGTAGGTGTCATTTGATACGCTAGTCACCTCGTCTTCTCTGAGGCGTCTAAGAACACTGTTTACTAGGTTTAGATATGTCATACGTTTCTGCCGCCTGTAAAGATTCCAGCCAAGTAATTAGTAATTGGGAACTGCATTGCAACTTCTAGTGACGGATCTCTAGTTATGCCTGTTTGAAAATTCACGCCGTCAAAAAGACTTCCACCTCCACCAAGAGAGGGGCCTCCGCTAGAGCCACTGGAGCCTGTTGTAGCCGTTGTGGTGTCTGTACAACACTCATCCCACAAATTGCCTTCAAGTCCCTCAGGCCTCGGAGAATCACACTCAACGAGCGTACAATCAGGCCCTTCCTCCTCTCCACCCGTTGTAGTCGTGGTAACATCAGTACAGCACTTGTCCCACTGGACTCCTTCAGCACCTTCGGGCCTAGGAGAATCACACTCAACTAAAGTACAGTCAGCGTCTTCTCCGTCTCCGTTCTGCTCTTCCCCACCTGTTGTTGCAATCATGGGGTTACCGCACAAGCCTTCCTCGTGTTGGTCTGGTATAGTCCCGTCGTTGCAGAGTTCTGCACAAGACCCGCTGTTGGTGGTTCGTCTGTCAGGGTCTGCACAAGTTTCTATAGGGGTAGGGGCCACGTACTCTGCACAATTAGCTCCGTACACACCGTCTACTGTTTGCTTGCGTGATCCATCGTTGCAGTAGTCAGCTTCACACATGGCGTACCATGTTTTAATTTGAAAAGTTGCTGTACTCGGCTTACCTGCAGAACAACCGTGGGGATCTTGGGGATCAATGTAGGCTCCAGAGCATCTACCGCCTTGGTGTTCATCTGCGCGAGTACCGTCCTCACATAGCTCACACCCGCTTTCTACAGTAGCGCCGTTGCTACAAGAATCGTCCTCGCCCCCAGTTCCTGTAGTTCCAGTAGTTCCGGTGCTATCGCCATCGTCACCGTCACCATCATCAGTTCCAGTGTCGCCGCCAGTTCCAGCAGGAACGTAGCAACCGCCCTCGTCATCAAAAATTCCCTGTTGACCGTCAGCGGTGTTACAGGGCTGGCCCGGAGTAAAAAACACTTCGTCTTCGCACTGAAAAGTTACTTCGTTGTAGTACTGTCCTTCGGGGCAAGTGTCGCCACCTAGTGTTTCTACACACTCGCCAAACTCGTTAGCTTCGTATCCTTCGATGCACGGGCCGCACTCTGTGCCTGTAGTTGCTCCTGCTACTTGCTGTCGGTTTACTGAGGAGCAGTCAAAGTCATCAGGATCAGCAGGAGTGGTTCCATCGCCATCGTCGCTACTAGAAGTAATAGTGCCGCCAGCGTCATTACTAGCGCCACCTGAATTATTCATCCAATCTATTATTCTTTGATAAAAGTCTGCGGCTTGCTCGTTAGTTAAGTTTTGTGATATAAAATCCCAAATAGGACTGCTTATGATCCTATTAGTACTAAATGTGGCATCAACAAAAGAGTTTAAATCATCAAACGTAGCCGTGGTCCCGTCCCACCTAGTACCTGTAACAGTGCCGTCACCATTAACAGTATAGTCTTTAAACTCATCTGTTTCATCTAGAGTAGTAAACCACTCGCCGCCGTCTATGTACTTTGTAACAAACTCGTCAAACTGCCCTCTTATGTCTCCTATCAGGCCACCAACGCCGTCTACACCGTTTAACGCCTCGTATAACCCGGTGTCTTCCCCTAGTAAGCCGCCAAAGTCAAAAGGATTTCCTTTAATTAAAGCGTCTACTAAGTCTTTGCCTATTTCACCAGCACCCCCAAGGAGGCCTGATGTAAGCATAGTGTCAAAATCTATCTCACCGTTTACAATGCCTTGCTCAACCGCAGAAGCAATAGAGCTAGACAAAGCTGAGTTAGCAGCGGCACTGCCTAAGTCAACATAAGAGCCAAGTTGACCCCCAACAAAAGTACCAACCATTGACCCAGCAATGGCCTTAATGTCTCCTCCACTCTGAATAGCGGTAGTTACACCGTTGATTACTGCGGCCTTCTGGAAGCCGCTCAAGCCCTTCAGGAACGTACCCAAAGCGCCCGAACTCATTAAACCGCCTGTCATAGCGCCAGCGGCTATGCTGAGAAGTAAACCGCCAAGATCAAAACTATCGTCTACTTTATACGTCTTAGTGTAGTTACTGCCGTTCCACCCGTAAATGTCGCCGTCAGAGTTTGTAAAAACTGTCTTAATGCCGTACTTATCAGTGATGGCTGAAAACATATCTGGGTTGTCTGCCAGAGTGTACCCCTGCTGATGAAGGGCAGAACCTTCTTTAATAAACGCCATGTACGTTTCAAACGACATATTAGGGTGTTGTTCCCTAAAAATCTGCATATTAAGCTGACCCGGATGGTCTGCAGTTTTCTTACCTTCCCAGTATCTCCTAATCTCTTCTTCAGTACGCCAGTAGCCTTGCTGAGTTGCGAATGTTTTGTCTTCGCTGTACTCTGCATAAATTCCTCTAGCGTCTCCTGCTTCAAGAGGCGCGTGAAAGAAGTACACGGGCGTACTATAGTCAGGTTGCGTAATCCATCCGTTAGGGGTTAGCTTCGGGTTAGACCGATACATATTCCCGTCTTGACCTTGTACAACAGGATCAGGCTTGTCTAAATTTAATGCGCCAAGGCCTAAAAAAGCAGCGTCTGGGGAGGTTGCCGCAGCGGTCAACGCATCCATAACGGCTTGGTCATCTAAGTGATTCAGTATAGTTGTCGTACAGCCGCCTAAGCCGCCCCTATAGACAAAACCCTCACCACAGTCAGTACCGTCAGGACCAATCTGGGGGTACTCCCCGTCCTCGTTTACGGTTGTTGCTGTGCCACTAGCTTGTGCCGCCAACTGTTCAGCCAGCGCATCAATCTGAGCATCAGTTAAATTTTCGTAATTTAATGGGGCCATTTACTTTTTCCCCTTCAGGGCCAACAGCTTGTCAGCACCACGAATACCAAAGGATGCGGATACTGCCATGAATAACAAGTACTGATACCAATCAGGGAGCCTGTTTAGCTCACTGAAGGCAAGACCAATGCGGTCTATGATCTCTACGTCATTCATCCCAATACCCCACATAAGCGCAACCACGGGCGCTGAGAGCAACACTGTAAACCACTCGTCTTTCCACGAGGTAGCACTGGCAGACGCCATAAGTTGTTCCCAAGACGCGGTGTTCTTGATGACTTCCATTTTTGCTTCGTGTATCGCTGTTTTTTCTTCGGCACGGTTTTTGATTACCTGCCCAAGCAAATTAGCAATAGGTGATATGAGTGCTTGCCACATAAGTCTACCTAATCATGTAAACGAGTACAGACGCACACGCACTAACAGCTATCCAAAAGAATCTCTCAGCGTTCTTGACAGAGCCTGAGTTAGCCAGTACATCTGCCGTTAGCTCTCGTAGATCATCTTCCTGATCGTCTAGGCGCTTCTCGTGCCTGTCCATGCGCTTGAACACAGATAACATTTGCTCTTCAACTCTTGCAATCTGTGATACCGCTTCAGTCAACTTGTCGAGTTTCTGCTCAATCCTGTCGAGCCTATGTTCTTCTAACATCTAGTACCACCTTACAACGCTGCTGCTAGAATAAATAAGTCATCCAGTTGTTGATCTGTAAGTCCAAGAGCAGGCTGTAAAGTAGATACCCACTGAGAATCGCGTTCTACGACAGAAGAGTACTGCCACTCAGTTTCGACTTTAGTTTTGTCAGGGTCAGGAATTAACGCGAGTGCTTCTTCGATCTGAGCCATGTAACCCTCTTGGATCAGCGCAAGTCTCGCCTGACGCATAGAAACTTTAGCTGTTGTTCTCCAGACTACGTGTTGCTCTTCAGTCAGGTCAGCGTATTCTAGGTCAGCCAGATTTGTATTAGGCCAGCTAGGTATAGGAGCGGGAGTATCCTCAGTTGACTCAAACAGCGCCATAAACTCGTCGTGAGTTGCTACAGCGTCAATGGCAGCTTCAATAGCCTTCTCTGCGTTGCGTACTTCTTCACGGTACAGAGACACGCCTACAGGAACAGCCACCGCTTTCTCAGCGTTTCTAGTGACGTACCAATCGGTAGGCTTGAGCAGCCCTTCAGCTTGTACTTTAGCCTTAGCCTTTTCTTGAGACTTCAGACCCAGCGTTATCACGGGGTTACCGTCTGGGCCGTAAGCAGGCTCGCCGTCTTCGTCTACTTCGTGTACGTCATCAAGAGCCTTGGGTACATCTGCCGCCCAGAAGAACCGTGAGTCAAACGGGGCAGGATCATCTACCCACACTAGACCAGCCGCAGTTTTTTCTTCGTCTGACCATGACCCCCAATTAGAGGGATGCTTAATTCCATCATCATCCGTCCAGCTTTTGCCTGCGCGGATAACGCTATCGTTGTATGTCCATGCCATTGTTGTTACCTCGCGTTAGCGTATTTGAAGGGCATCTCTGCAAATGCCATGTAAAGAAACGTGTTTCCACTTGCATTGATCCAACCACCGCCTGCAACTCTTGGTTTAAACCCGTTGCTTAAAATATCCATTCCGTCTACCGAACCGGACGCTTCGGCGTTGGATAAGTTTGGACGCAAAAAATGATACGACTCGTTGTGAGGGTCTCTGGTGCTATCTATCATTTCCCAATTTTCCGAAGACCCTGTATTTTTCCACATTAAAAACGCTGGCCTAAACCCTGTGTAAATAAACGGGCCGTCTTCGCTTCCGTTGCCTATGTAGCTACCGAACTTGCTGAAGCCTTCTACGGAGTGGAAGCAGTAGGCTACAAAGTCCTTCGTATTTTCGTTCGTTTGAGAATTGCTAGTTACAGTAATTACACTGGAAGTTGGGCCACTGCCCCAGAGACCTGCGTATCCTGACCCATTAGTACCGTCTAAAAGTAAATAATGACCGCTGGCAAGTTGGTTGCTATCCACAAGCCAAGAAGTGCCGGCGTCAGTTCTATTTTTAATAATATAGAACTCAGGAGTTTTAGATAAGCCGTGGCCTATTGTTGTAGTTGAAGCCCCATCACCCGTATAGGTAACAATACTAAATCCAGCATCGGTATTAGCAGACACGGTGGATGTAACAGTGCCGTCACTGTTGCTTACGCCTGAACCGCCAGCTTTCCAGTTCCAGCCAACGTGAGTAATCCCCGACCCGTTGATACTTCCGTCATCATTACCAAGTGAAAAACCATCACTATCAAAACTTGTCAGTGTTGTGGCGTCAGTTTGTTCAGCACTTGTATCGTTTGAATATATTCTTTTTGTGGCTCCTCTAACCGCATCAAACAACTGATGCCATTTTGCACTGCTTCTTGCCTTCAACCACACAAGGTCAGGCTGGAACCCAACGCCTGTAATGTTGTTCGTACTATCGTTACCCGTGTACAACACAGTATTAAAGTGATCTTGTGGGCTGTTGTTTGCAGCAGGATTCATCGACGTTGCTGGATCAGGCAGGTTAGCTGAACACAGGGCTAGGAAACCTGCTGGTGGACTGTAGTAAAAGTCACCGCGTCCGTTGGCGTCTGTGTTGCCTTGTGCTGTCTTGTTGCCTGCGAAGCTGGAGTCTTGGCCGAAGTTAAC